TTGAAGTTCGAAAGAATTCGAGTTAGTTCTGTAGCACGCTTCGCTGGTTTCGGATACCGAAATTTAGGTCAGCTTCAGCAGATCTGGAAAGTAGGGAACAGATTAGGGAGATTATCGGCCTTTCTACACCAACCTGGTGGCGTGTGGCCTAGCAGCTTAGCTGTTTGGCTTACTGCCGTTGGTCCAGGGGGTGCTCCAGTGGAATCCTTTGGTGAATGGCGTGTCGCCACTCATCTTTGGAAGACGCTGGTGTCTCGGGCTATCGAGTTTGGGACAAGAGTTGAACGCCTATTACCTCATATAGACCTCTACAGTTACACTTTCGGTGAAGACCGAAAGCTGCAACAAAACGAAGTTAAGCAACTTCGGGAGGCACTAAAAGCGGGAATGAACCCGGAATATAGGAAGGACGGCTCTCTGAAGTTCCTTAATTGGGACTTCAGAAGCGAAGAGCATTTCAAGAAATTGACTTGTTCTGTTCAAGCCTATCTTCAGGACGGAAAGCCATTGGCGAAGGTATTGAGAAATCAAGCCTTCAACGATTTCTTTTCGGAGTGGGTCACTAGACCTTACCATAAAGATATCTGGGACCGAAAGGTGAAAATAAATGATAAAATTCGGATCTTAGATCCAAACATCATTCCTAAGTGGGTGGACCTCGATACGCTCTGGAAAGAGCTTTTCCAATATAATTCGGATGGTTCCTCTCTACCTAAAGCAGTTCAAGTGCTTTCTCGGTTAAACGAGATCGCAGGAGAGTTGACGGACGGTGGACGAATCATGCGTCTTTGGCTAAAGTTACGAAGGATCGTTTCATCGGGTAAACCCGTGACCCAATCTCTCGCGACTCAGACAAGACGTTGGCCGGAAGGCCGGCGTCGATGGGAACGAGGTCTTGGTCAAGACCGAGTGAACATGGGTTCTCAGCATCCCGGTTATCATAAGGCGCATAGAGAGGCAACCAATCATTTAGCTAAGCTATTTGAGAAGTCAAATCTCGAATACACCGAACTGAAATACCGAAAATAGAAGAGTGTACCCAAGCACAACGGACCTGGAAGTACCTAGAAATAGGGGGGACCAGACACTCCGTCG